CCGAGAGGGAGTGCCTCACGCAGTGCAACATACACCAACCTGCTCCCTGAGTAGGTTATCTAACCAAAGGAGCTGAATCGGCCTCATGTCGAATCTTTCCGTTAAGTCACGTTCTTTCCCAATCCTATTAGGAGAAGGAAAGGTCACGACCACCTATCAGGGTGATCCTCTGACATACGTGGATTACGGATCGTTTCGAAACAGAGGGACGCAGGTTACTGCGTCGGAGGGTCATCCTTTCAGAACACGTGATAAACGTGCCATGGAGGATATCGGAGGCGAGTTCGAGACAACCAAGTCGTACGTCATCGCGAATGGCGAGTCGATACGACTTGATTTCACCCAGGCACTAAAACAGGATGCACACTCTGTGCTTTCTGCAGTGTACGAGGGTCCCGTACTTGCTCACGATGCAACGAATCAAGGTAGTTATCCGGTGAGTGCAGCTTCGCCAAAAAGCGAACTGGACGCTGCCGGAACAACTGCCATTGCTCGTTGTAAACCCACTAACTCGGTTGCTGACGCCGCGACCTTTCTAGGTGAAACCCGTAAGGATGGCTTGCCATCCTTACCGGGTATTAGCACCTGGAAAGAGCGCACTTCCCGCGCTAAAGGCGCTGGGAAGGATTACCTGAACCACCAGTTTGGGTGGCGACCCCTCGTCAACGATATGCAGAAGATCGCATATGCGGTGAGTCACGCGCACACTGTTCTTGAACAGTACGAGCGTGATGCGGGGCGGGTCGTTAGACGTCGGTACAACCTCCCGATTCTTAAGTCCAGCGAAACCCATGATCTAGAAGGATTGTATTGGGCAAAACATACCCCATACAATTCACGTATAGATCAGGCGTTGGGCTATGGCGTGAAGTCCCTGACGACAGAGATCGTCAGGAATAGGTGGTTTTCGGGTGCGTTTACGTATCATCTCCCTGCCGGCAAAGACTACCGGTCAAAGATGATTCGTTATGCACTCGAAGCCGATAAACTACTCGGCATCCTACCTACCCCAGAAACTATCTGGGAACTCACACCATGGAGCTGGGCCATTGACTGGTTTAGTAACACTGGGGATGTTATTAGCAACCTCAGTGACTGGGCCACACATGGACTGGTTATGCGCTATGGGTACATGATGGAACATTCCATCGCGAAGTACACCTATAGCCTGAGCCACACTTCCGGTTCCGCTTGGAACCGTGGTGTGGATCCGACGGACGTCACCTTCGTCACTGAGACGAAGAAGCGTATCCGTGCAAACCCCTTTGGTTTTGGATTAACCTGGGACGGCTTGTCACCGTTCCAGATATCCATCGCTGCGGCACTTGGAATTACCAGGCGCTAAAGCATGTATGTCGTACATGCGTAAACACCCGCTAAGGCCATTGGCCGAGGCGAGATCTAAGGAGTTAGTCTCATGTCATTCTCCGATCCTCTCAGCGTCACGATTGACGCGACTACGTACAGCCTTCCCAAGACTTCTGTCGGGAAGGACAGTGCGGAGTATCGCGTTCATGACGATGCGATTGAGGGGGACATCAAGGTGTCCGCTTCCCATCAGTACGGGAAGCGTACCCGGCGTGTCCTCCGGATCGACCACTCGAAGTATGGAGCCGTTGCCGGCGGAACCGCGGCCGTGCCGGTCAGCATGAGTTGTTATCTCGTGTTTGACCTGCCCGTCCTCGGATACTCGCAGGCGGAGGTTCACGACATCTATGATGGGTTTAACGCCCTCACGGATGCCTCTTCGGGAGCGCTCATCACCAAGCTTCTTGGTGGTGAGAGCTGAGCGAAGTCCTTTCGGTAATAACAGTTCCAGCTAGCTTGCTAGCTGTTTACTGGGTTTACCGTTTGGTGCTTAGCTCTGGTAGGTGGTCCCTTCTCTTGTCCTTTCGGATTCGAGAATACCAGTTGAGTTTGACATTAGGCCTAGGAGAAGTAAACCTCATTATTAGGAGGGCTTCTGAAAAGCCTAGTCACACTCTGGAAGGTGATGGCAAATGAATGTGCCATCAGATGTCGCACTAGTGCCCATCTCGACATTGAGACCGTCGAGATGCGATCTAGACACGAAGGGTTATCGTTTTTAACGATAACTTTACCTGAACTTGGAAAAGCTACTGAACAGTGGCTTGACCTTGGGCAGGTAGATCACGCGGTGATTACGTCGTTTAGTTTTCACCGTAGTCTCCCTCGATTTCTCGGGGGTTTCTATGATCTCGTGTTTGATCGTAGCAGTGGTGCATTGCTCGAAGAGCCGGACATAGATGCAATTCTTTCCTTACGGCAGCTAACGCGGCTGTTCGGAAAGATGCTTCTGCCTACAACAGATCGTAGGCGTGAAGCTGCTATGTCTGACTTCGTCGAGTGTGAGCGTGAAGTCCGCATCGGTGACAAAAACCGATCGCCTATTGATTTAGAGCGATTTCGGTATATGTCTGCCATGTTGTTTCACAAGGTGTTCTCCGAGATGGATCTTAAGATCTATCAAGGTGGACATCTTGATCCGCGACATGGCCCAGGTGCAACAGCAGATCGACTAATGGGAAACCAGAAGTACAATCTGCGCACTTGGCCGAAGCGTCTCGAAGAGTATTTCCCTGCTGGGGAAATGCTCTTACCTAATTGGTCCTACTGGGATCAATTAGACGAGATTGACTTCACCGAACCCGAGGACGAGTTACCCACACGGGTAATTGCTGTCCCCAAGACGCTCAAGGCACCTCGAATCATCTCAGCTGAGCCAACGGCAATGATGTATTGCCAACAGGCTTTGCTTAGGATGCTTCGAGTTGAGCTATCCAGAGTAGACTACCTGGATGCCATGATCGGTCTCGATGATCAGGTCCCTAACCAGGATCTGGCTAGACAGGGATCCCTAACCGGTGAACTGGCTACACTCGATTTGAGTGAAGCGTCCGATCGTGTCTCGAATCAGCTTGTCCGAACGATGCTCGGCAACTGGCCCCATTTGCATGGTGCTGTTGACGCGTGTCGCTCACGGGCGGCTGATGTACCTGGCGAGGGCGTTGTACGCCTCGCCAAGTTTGCGCCTATGGGTTCAGCTCTTTGCTTTCCTTTCGAGGCGATGGTATTTCTTACCATCATTTTCCTCGGAATTGAGCAAGAGCTCAATGCCCCGCTGACCTACCAGCATGTGAATTCACTGGTAGGACAGGTACGTGTCTTTGGAGACGATCTTATCGTCCCCAAGGAATATGTGCCCACCGTTGTCAGTTCACTTGAGCGCTTTGGCGCAAAAGTCAACTCGAACAAGAGCTTCTGGAACGGCAAGTTCCGGGAGTCTTGTGGGAAGGAATACTTCCGTGGCCATGACGTTAGTATAGTCAAGGTCCGCCGGGAGTTTCCGGAGACACGGCAGGACGCTCGCGAGGTCATTGCATTGGTCGAGCTGCGTAACCACCTTTACTGGCATGGTTACTGGCAGACCGTACAATGGCTGGACAGTAGAATACGGAAGGTGATTAAACACTTTCCGACGGTTCTACCGTCCTCTCGCGTGCTTGGACGTGAGAGCGTTCTTGGCCATGAAGACCAAGAAATGCACTCAACACTACATTACCCCTTAGTCAAGGGTTACGTAGTGCACGCCCCGATTCCCGAGAATCCTCTCGGGGAGATGGGTGCCTTGCTCAAGTACTTTCATCGAGCAGGCGGTCCGCCGTCTGAAGATGAACGACACTTGGAGCGTTCTGGACGC